GCCGAAGTGACGGCGGGGTGCAAGGTGCACTATCCCACGAAGGAGGAAGAGAGAGAATTCTCTGAATCTTTCCAACTCAAAAACTGGTATTTACCAGAAACCCTGTCTGGGTTCTATCGACTTGCTTCATCGCATCTGCTCGGCAAGAAGGCGTCCCGTATATTTCAGGGGGCGCTAGAACGTTTAAAAGCTTTAGAAAAAGCTGAGCGATTGCGTGGGGAAAGGATAAGAAATTATAAAATTAAAAAGATTTCAATCCCCAAGGCAGATAGAAAATCATCTAAGGAGTATCAAGATGTGCAACTCCATAAACGAACCTACAAATGCCTTCTTAAGAGTCTTAAATTAGTTCTACCGTGTCTACAGTTTAAGTCAAAGAAAAGGACCTTAAAACACGGGAAATCACATCAGGATCCACCGAGCGCATTGGTTGGGCTTTTAACTTTCTTCTCTGATTGCTTTAAAAGAATTCTCACGCGTGGGGTGATCGACGGTTTCTCCTTCATTGGAGAGTTCTGTTTTCAATGTGAGTGCATGGCGATTGGGTCGGTGTCCGAGCACTTCTACCTTGGAAGGTACTTCCGAGGAAGAATATCTCGCACCCGCACTAATTGCAGGGCACTCGCATTGTTAGCTACTCTCAAGAGAGCGCTACCGTTAATCACTGACGCAAAAGCAGAGAGAAAGGCCTTATTAAGAACGGTATCTGGGATGTGTGGGTCAGAACAGAAGACCAGCGATGAAGATCTCGCTTCGCTTCGTGAACATGTACAATCGTTCATTAAGAATACTCGACCACGACCATTACAAACTGAATCTGGTTTTATATCTCTAGGTTCTTGCCTGGAAAATTCACGTACGAACGGGGGTTCTTACAGCTTTATTCATAAAGCGCGTAGGGACTTCGCAGTGAAACAAGTTCAAGTGAGCAAAGAAACAGCTCAACGTGAAAAAGATCACCGGGATAACTATCTGCAGATGTTCGCAGCAGATCCTATCCTGCACCAGAAGTTCCTCGCCTGGGATGTAAAAACCGCAGCGGTTCGACCACGTGTCCAAGCTACTTGGGACCAGACCGTTAAGAAATTGTTTATGGTCGCCTCTAAAGAAATTCCAAGGGCCCGCCTAGCGGTAATACCTCAGAAAGGGGCTAGATTTAGAGTTGCGAGTATTCACGAAGCTTGCATTTCGGCTTTAATAGCACCGGCATGTCAGCAGGTAACAGATATGCTGAAGAACTATGGACCATGCCGGGATCAATTCGCAGATGATTCTGACGCTCTTGCAAAGAGAGTCTTCTCTTATCAGAAGGGATCAGTACCATGTATGGGACCGAGAGAA